CAGCCGGTTCGCATCATCATCCTGAAGGCCCGCCAGATGGGGATCTCCACCATCATCGAGGGACTGATGTTCACGATGGCGTTGAACATGCAGAACTTCCGGGGGCTGGTGGTGTCCCACGAGTCCGATTCGGCGAAGCATCTGCTGTCCATGACCCGGACCTACTGGAACACGTTCTGGGCGCAGGAACTGTGGACGCCGTCGTCGATGGCGCAAGGCCGGATGGGATGGCAGGAGACCAACTCCGACATCCACATCACGACGGCACGCAACCTCGGCGGTGGCCGCTCCCAGACCCCCCGGTTCCTCCACGCATCCGAAGTGGCGTTCTGGGACCGGGACCCGGAGACCCTGATGACCGGACTGTTGCAGGGTGTCCCGCGCGCGCCCCGGACGTGGGTGTTCCTCGAATCGACCGCCAACGGCATCGGCAACTACTTCCACTCCGAATGGAAGCGGGCCGAACGCGGCGAGACCGCCTACACGCCGCTGTTCCTCGGCTGGTGGGAGTACCCGCATTACACGGCCTGGGCGATCGGACGCGGCGACGAGGTCGGACGCCCCCTCATGTTCATCGACGGGGAGGAACGGGTCCTCGCGAAGTTCCTGAAGTCGAAAGGGATGGACTCGTCGGAGATCAAGGCGCGGCTGATCTGGCGCAGGGACTGCATCGCGAACGAATGCCAGGGCGACCTGGCGAAGTTCCATCAGGAGTACCCGACGACCCCCGACGAAGCGTTCCTCGCCACCGGCCAGAACGTGTTCGACAAGCAGAAGCTGGACAAGATCCACCACCCCGACACCGAATGCTGGACCGGCAGGCTGATCGAACGGGACGGCCGCATCGAGTTCGTCCACGACGGCATGGGGCCGCTGAAGGTGTACAAGCGCCCCTCGAAGAACACGTCGGCCGGGCAGTACGTCGTCGGCGCCGACCCGTCGCGCGCGCTCGGCGGGGACTACGCCTGCGCGCAGGTCCTGAACCGCCGCACCTGGGAACAGTGCGCCGTGTTCCGGGACATCAACACCGAACCGTGGACGTTCGCCGAGGAACTGATCAAGCTGGGCCGCTGGTACAACCAGGCGATCATCGCCTGCGAAACGACCGGAGGCGGCGCCGGAACGAACGGGGTGCTGATCAACCGCGCCTACCCGAACGTGTACGTCCACCGGAAGACCGGCGACATCCGGGGCCAGATGCAGACCACCTACGGTTGGGTGACGAACGCCCAGACGAAACCCGAAGCGATCGGCAACCTGAAGTCGGCGGTGTCGGAAGCGGCGAAACCGGAGAACCTGTCCCACGGGTACGGGCTGCGGCTCCACGACCACGAGACCTACAGCGAGATGGTGAACTATGTGTCGTTGCAGGCAGCAGGCCAGTTCGGTCCCGCCGACCCGTCCGGCCACGACGACACCGTCATGGCCCTGGCGATCGCTTTGACCGTCGCGTTCTACGAGCCGCTGGAAGGTTCCGGCCGCGCGCAGCCCCGCGACGAATCCCTGCCGAAGATCACCACGATCGCCGACCAGCGCGTCAACGTCGCCCACCAGACCGTCGAATCCACCCTCGCAACCGAGACCTTGGAACGCGACGGGAAACTGGTGCAGGTCGCCGACCCGGCGTTGGGTGCACCGGGGTTCTGGGATGATCCGATGACCAGCATGTTCGAGGGAGACATCTGATGCCGACGGAGTACCACCGCGATTCTCAGCCCGAGGTCATCTCCCATTTCGATCGGTACCCACTCCGCTACCGGGAAAAGACGGGAAGACTGTTCCTCTGCGGCCGCTGCCATGAGCCGCTGTTCGAGGGCGACGAGGTTCGGTACACGGTCCTCACTGTCCCCGGAACGAACAACTTCGAGTGGTTCATGCGCCACGCCGACCTTTGCGAGATCAACGAGGACGACTGATGCCCACCTACGAGTTCAAGTGCCAGAACGGCCACCACCACGCCATCACCTGCGACATGGACGACCGGGATGCGTTGCTCGGCCAACCGTGCCCGTTCTGCGAGGAACCCCTGAAGCGCGTCTTCTCGTTCGACTTCCCCCAGATGGTCCACGAGCACTTCTCCGTCGCGACCGGTTCCGTCGTGCGGGGAGCGAAGGACTTCAAGTCGCAGTTGAAGGCGGCGTCGGAGGCGGCGACGGCCCGCACCGGCATCCCCCACAACTACGAACCGATGTCGTGGTCCGAGTTGGCTGCCGCGTCCCCGAACCCGGATGCCGGGATGAAGGAAACGCACGACACCCAGGTTGCGATGGGATTGAAGGAACCGTCGAAGAAGGTGTTGTAGCCTGTTCCCATGTCCGATCCGCAGCCGGTGATCTCGAAGCACGTCGCGAAGGTCCCCGCTTCAACGGCCCCCGACACGCTCCGCCAGCCGCCCGCCACCGGCAACCCGGCGACGGAGATCACCCGCAAGCCGCCTCGCATCCTGATCAACGGGTCGAACCCGGACGAGTCGGAACTGCGCGCCGTCGGTCAGATCATGGAACTGTTCGGACGCGCCCGGACCCACAAGCGGCCGCTGGTCGGCAAGTGGTACGAGAACTACCGGATGCTCCGCAACGAGTTCTGGCCTGGCGGTCGGCCCGGCTGGATGCCTGCCCCGCAGGTCCCGGAGATCAAGCCGATCGTCGCGTCGATGGTCGGCTGGATGGTCGATCAGCGGTTCACGCACACGATCTCCCCGGCGTCGCTCCCCCATTCCGACTTCGACAACTTCATGCAGGAGTTGGCCCAGAACCTCGAAGCGGTCCTCCAGGCCACCTGGGTCGTGAACCGCGAGGAGGTCGAGTGGACGAAGGCGCTGTGGGACGCGGCGATCTACGGCACCGGGATCGTGAAGACGACGTGGGATCAGACGCTTGCCGGGGGGATCGGTGATGCGATCACCCGCCGCGTGAACCCGTTCACGTTCTACCCGGACCCGACGGCCACGTCGATGGAGGACGCCTCGTACTTCGTGGAGGTGAAGGTCCTGTCGATCCAGGAGTTGGATCGCCGGTTCCCTGGTGCCGGGAAGCTGTTCCGTGACGGCGGCGAGATGCAGGACATCGACGACCCGCCCGATCAGATCGACTCGCTCGGTTCCCGTCAGGCGCTGCGCGGCAACCCCGGTGCGATCTCGCCGGTGACGGTCCCTCGCTACGGCCGTCCCGGTGACGCTGGCATCCACGCGACGGAAGCGCCCGGTGTGACGGTCATCGAGTGTTGGCTGCGGGACCACGAGCACTACACGACCCCCGATGCGAACTACGGCGGTGATCGGGTGACCCGCACGAAGGACTCGTGGCGGGTGGTGGTGATCGCCGGGTCGCATGTGCTGATGGACGAACCGGCGACGAACCTGTGGTCGCACGGCGGGCATCCGTACGACCGGGTCGTGTTCGACGATGTCGGCGAGTTCTGGGGCTTCTCGCTGGTGCAGGATCTGTCGTCCGCCCAGAAGGCGATCAACCGCATCCTCGCCGCGTTGCAGATGAACGTCGAGTTGACCGGCAACCCGGTGTGGCGGGACGTGGCGGGCGGCAATTCGCGTACGACGACCACGAACCGTCCCGGTGAGAAGGTCGTCGTGAACAACCCGATGGCCGCTCAGGCGCAGGGCTGGGTGAACCCGCCGCAGATCAGCAACGGCCACATCGAACTGTTGCGGTACTACCTGCAACGGATGGAGGCCGTGTCGGGGTTGAGTGCGGTGACGCGGGGCGGGCAGCCTTCGGGCCGCAACGCCCAGGGTGTCATGGACAGTCTCCAGGAGGCAGCGTTCGTCCGGGTTCGGATGGCGCTCCACAACCTCGAAGCGTCCCTCACGTCGGCCGGTACCAAGAAGGCCGATCTGATCATCGAGAACTACAACACGCCTCGGATCGTGGCGATCGCCGGTCCGGGCGGCACGAAGACTTCCCTCGCGTTGAAGGCCCGCCACTTCGAGATCCCGACGCTCGGCGGCGCCGTCCCGATGAAGTACCAGTTGCTGATCGACGCCGGGTCTCGGCTCCACACGTCCCGTCAGGCGCGCGAGGACCGCGAGATCCAGTTGTACACGCTGGGTCTCACGGACGAGCAGGCGGCGTTGGAGGGTCTGGACTACCCGAACGCGTCGGTGGTCGCGAACCGGGTGGCGGAGAAGAAGGCGCAGATGATGATGGAGGAACCGTCGCGTCGTCAGCGCGCACGGGCCTGATCGTTCACGCCGCGTCCTCGGCTTTCTTCGCCTTCTCGACCGATTCGCTCATCACCATCACCAGTTTCACCATCCGTTCGGTGACGGCTTCCAGGCCGCGGGCTTCTTCGGGTTTCCAGATCGAGCCGATGACACCGTCGAACTTCGGGTGGATGTACGGCCCGTCGTGGGGCTGGTGAACCGGGTCGGGTTCCGGTGGCGGGGGCGGGGGCGGGGTGTCGGGTTTCATGTAGCGGCCGATGACGGTGAGGTACTCCGGGTTGAGGATGAGCACCTTTCCATCGCCGCCGTCCCTAGTGGCCCTGACTCTCCACCCGCGGCCGCTTCTCCTCTCCACTTTGACGACGGTGTAGACGCCTTCCCGGTTGGAGTGGGTGACGACGCACCCGATCCTGATGGGGTTGCCGAGGGCGTCGACGACCTTCCAGTCGTCGTCTTCTCTTGATTCGAGGCGGGATTCTCTGAGCCAGGCGTGTTCGTCCCGGTCGTTCGGGAACGGGAACCGGACGTAGTAGCGCCGGGTTCCGTTGAGCGTGTCGGTGGCTTCGATGTAGCCGATCATGCCCCAGCGGTCGCCGCCGTCGTCTTTCACGGTGACCCGCTGCCCGATCGTGAACTTCGGAGGGGTCGGCTCCGTGTCGATCGTGATGGTCAGGTCGATGCCGTGGAAGGTGATGGTCCGGCCGTCGTCGAGGTGGACGATCCAGCGGATGGCCCCTGATTTGCCGACGATGACGCCGGGTAGCTGGCCTTCGCCGGGAATGTCGGCGAGGACTCGTTGCCCGGCCTGGAACGGTTCGGGTACGTCCGTCTTGCTCATGGCACGCTCCTGTTCAGCAAGCCAACGGTGACCCCGGTGGGAAAGGGAGAGGGGCCGGGGCGGATGTACCAGCCTCGTCCCCCTCCCCCCTTCACCGGTGGTGGGTGTGAGTGAGCGTAGCGAGCGAGCGTCAACCCGTCAAGTCCCTACCCTCGGATTTCTACCCTCGGAAGATTTTCCAACTTTCCCCTTGACTTCCTACTCAGATACCGCAATGCTCTCCCCATGCCCCGCTTAGCGGCGGGGTGAGGATCTGGCTGAACAACCCCTGTGCTTCGAGGCTTGGGGGGTAAGGCAAGGTCAGCGGAGCAGGACACCTAGAGCCAATCGGTGAGGGTGGCGGAGAACCGGACACGGCGATCTGGCTTCG